AGTCGGACCAGTGGTCACGCTGGAGACCACCACGCACACGGTCATCACGGAAGGCCTCTGCTCGCACAATACAAATCTCCCCTACTCGGCCGCCCGGATGTCGCGCCTCCGGCATTGGTCGCGCGTCCAGGACTGGCGCTGGCGCCTGCTGGTGCCGCAGTTCCTGAACCCGGTCTGGAAGTGGGGGATGGAGGCCGCGGAGCTCGCCGGCCTCAGCGTCGTGCCGTCGACCGATTGGACGGCGCCTGCACTGCCGATGCTCGACGTGGACAAGGAGGCCCTGGCGTTCATCCGCAAGGTGCGCTCGGGGCAATCGACCTTCTCGGAAGCGATTCGCGAGCAGGGCTACAACCCCGACGTGTTCATGCGGGAGCTGGCCAAGGACTTCGCGCAGCTCGATGCCCTCGGCCTGGTGCTGGACATCGACCCGCGGAAGATGACGCAGGCTGGGCAGGCACAGGGCTCGGCACTCTCCGCGCCCGTCGCCGACCCCGCCCCGAAGGCGGCCGCGGATGCCTGAGCCCTGGCTGTCGACGTCCGCTCGCCGGCGCGGTCGGCCCCGGTCGCTGGCACCGATGGTGAGCACTCATGTGCGACTCCCACAACCACTCTTCGACGCGTGCTGCCAGGCGGCCCGGTCGACGCGCGTGTCGCTACCGGAGGTGCTACGTCGGGCCATCGCGGCCAGCCTGCGCCCTCACGTGGCTGAATTTTCGTCCCCAAAAAATACAAATCACGCCTAGGTCTGCGACCGTAGGGTCATGCCTGCGCAGAGCGTCGTGATGCCGCCGCTGGATCTCCGGGCGGACGTCGGGGTCGTGCATGCCGACACCCGCACGGTCGATCTGACGTTCGCGACCGCCAACGCCGACGTGCTTCGCTTCGACTGGGAGACGGGCACGCGGTTCTGGGAACGCCTCTCGCTCGACCCCCAACACGTGCGCATGCAGCGGCTGACGTCGGGGACGGCGCCGCTGTTGGACTCCCACAGCGCCTATTCCATCGCGCACGTGATTGGGGTGGTGGAATCCGCGGGCCTCGAGGGCAAGCGCGGCACGTCGAGTGTGCGGTTCTCGAAGCGCGCCGATGTGGAGCCGTTCTATCAGGACGTGCTCGACAAAATCATCCGCAATGTCAGCCTCGGGTACCGCGTGTATCGGTTCGAGGAACTGTCTGGACGCAAGGATGGCCTCCCGATTCGCCTCGCGGTGGAGTGGGAACCCTACGAAATCAGCATGGTGCCGATGGGCGCCGACGCCGGCGCGCGCACGCGGAGCTCGCGCGAGGTGGAGACCAATCCCTGCGTGCTCGTGCGCGCGGGGGCCGTGATGACGGACGCGGACCGGATGCGTCGATTCCGGCTCGCCGTGGCGAGGACGTAACTCACAGAGGAACGAGACCATGAATCTGACCCAGCTGAAGCAGAAGCGGGCGCAGTTGCTGCGCGAGGCCGACGGTCTGAAGGTGGACGGGGCCTTCGCCGATGACCAGGCGCGCGTCGCCTTCGACGCGAAGATGACCGAGGTCGACGAGCTTGACGCGCAGATCCGGACGCTCGAGTCCAGCGCCGCGCCGGCGGCGCCGGCTTCCGCCGCGTCGACCACGGAGGCCCGCGAGCTGGCCATCCGAGTCGAGCGGGAACGCGTGACGGCCATTCGCACCATCTGCCGCACGCACCAGATGGCCCAGGCGTTCGAAGATGCACAGATCGACACGGGCGTCGATCCGGCCGCCGTGCGGTCCGCCATCCTCGAGCAGCTCGAGGCCCGCAGCGCCGCCACGCCGCTCCATCAGCACGGCAACGTGCGGCCGGGCGAGGACGCCCGCGACAAGTGGATGCGGGGCGCGCTGGCCTGGCTGCTCGTGCGGTCCGGCATGGCCGCGATGATCGCGCGGCACGAAGGCACCACGGCGGACAAGCTCGACCCGGGCGAGTTCCGCGGGCTGTCGCTGCTCGACCTGGCCCGCCAGTCGCTCGAGCGCGCCGGCCAGTCCGTGCGCGGCCTCGACAAGATGGCCCTGGCCGGCCAGGCGATGGCCTACCGGTCGAACTACCAGACCACGAGCGACTTCGCGACGCTGCTCACGAACACGATGCACAAGGTGCTGCAGGCGGCCTACGCGCTCCAGAACGACACCTGGTCGAAGTTCTGCGGCACGGGCACCGTGAGCGATTTCCGGGCGCACAACTTCTACCGCCTCGGTTCGTTGTCGCAGCTGGACAGCCTCAACGAACACGGCGAGTTCAAGAGCAAGTCCATCCCGGACGCCGAGACGTCCTCGATGACGGCCACGACGAAGGGCAACATCATCGGGGTGTCGCGCCAGGTCATCGTGAACGACGACATCGGCGCGGTCATGCGCTTGACCGAGATGCTCGGCCGGGCCGGGAAGCTCACCATCGAGAAGGCGGTCTACACGTCGCTCGGTCTGAACAGCGGCCTCGGGCCGACGCAGTCGGACAGCCAGCCGCTGTTCCATGCGAACCGCGCCAACGTGAACGCGACGGCCGCGGCCATCACGGTGGCCAGCATCTCGGCCGACGTGGCCGTCATGCGCAGCCAGATGGATCCGAACAGCCAGGACTACCTGGACCTGCTGCCGGCGGTCCTCCTGGTGCCGGTGGCCAAGGACGGGGACGCCAAGACCATCAACGACGCGCAGTTCGACCCGGCCGACAACAAGTTCCAGAAGCCCAACACGGTGCGTGGGATCTTCCGGGACGTGGTGTCGACGCCGCGCCTGAGCGGGACGCGCCGCTACCTGTTCGCCGACCCGACCACGGCGCCCGTGTTCATGGTGTCGTTCCTCGAGGGGCAGCGCGAGCCGGTGCTCGAGACGCAGGACGGCTGGCGCACCGATGGCGTCGAGATGAAGGCCCGCCTCGACTTCGGCGTCGACGTCGTGGACTACCGCGGCGCCGTCACCAACGCGGGCGCCTAGGCCACCCGCACACTCACCGTGAATGGCCTTCAGGGCGGTACCAGCACACGCTGGCCGCCCTTAAGGCGTCAGAAGAGGCAGTGGCTACGGCGGGCCTTAACGCCGCGAGGGACTTCAACATGGCAACCAATTACGTGCAGCCCGGCGACATCATCACCCTGGCGGCCCCCTACGACCGGGTCACCGGTGAGGGCGCCCAGGTCGGCTCGCTCTTCGGCGTCGCGCTCCAGACGGTGTTGAGCACCGTCGATGGCGAGTTCAACACCAAGGGCGTCTGGACGCTGGCGAAGACCTCCGCCCAGGCCTGGACCCAGGGCCAGAAGATTTACTGGGACAACAGTAACAAGCGCTGCGACAGCGACTCGACGGTCGGCATGCTGATCGGCGTGGCGTCCGCGGCGGCCGACAACCCGTCCTCGACCGGAGACGTGCGTCTCAACGGCGTCTCGCCGGCGACGTCGGAGGGCCCCCAGGCCGCCGAGGCGGACCTGACCGGCACGCTCACCGGCACGGCGAACGGTTCGCTGGTGGACATCGCCGCGACGGCCGGCTCCTGCGGTGGTGGCGCGACGCCGTCCGCGACGGATGTGGACACCGCGATCGCCACCGCCGTCGCATCGATCGTGACCGGGGTGAACGAGCAGAACAAGGAAGTGTTGACGAAGATCAACGCGCTCCTCGCCAAGCTCCGCATCGCCGGCATCATCTCGGCGTAAGCCGGGAGCGGGCGCTGATATGGACGTGGGATCGTTGCGGTCGCTCGTGCTGAGCCGAAATCAGGCTTGGCATGGCGTGACCGCAACGGTCACTCGGCCGGCGCCGGATGACACGCCGGTGTCGACGACCGGTATCTGGTCGCCGTTTTCACCGCAGCAGGATGACCAACCGGTGGGTACCGACTTTCGTCGTCGGGAGCCGCGGCGCGTGATGGCCCTCCCGCGCGCGGACCTGACGAACGTGCCACGTGGCACCAGTGTGGTCGCGCCCGAGAGCCCGGGTGGCACCGACAAGACGTGGGTGGTGGACGGCCTCGAGCGCGTCGAGGCGGACACCTGGCGGGTGATTCTCAAGACCACTCTAGCGAGCTGAAGGACGATGGCCACGATCGAAGCCCAGGGCGACCAACTCATTGCGGCCGAGCAGTATCTGGCCGAGTTCCCGGAGAAGGCGCAGCGCGCGCTGCTGCGGGCGATGAACCGGTCGATCGCGAGCGGCCGCACCGTCATGGTGCGCGAGATCGCCCGCGACACCGGCCTGAAGTCGAAGGACGTGCGCGCCGCCCTGGTGATGCGCGAGGCCTTCGCGAATCGGCCCGAGGCGTCCCTGGCGGCCAAGCTGAAGCGCCTTCCCCTCATCGACTTCAGGGCCCGTGGTCCGGAGCCCTCGCGCGGGAAGGGTCGCGGCGTCACCTACCGCCTCCAGGGCGGCAAAGGCCGCGTCGAGAACGCGTTCATCGCCACGATGAAGAGCGAACACCGCGGGGTGTTCAAGCGGGCTGGCGAGGCCCGCCTGGGCATCGTCGAGCTTAAGGGCCCCTCACTGGGCCACGTCTTCGCGAAATACCGGCCCCTTGGCCTGGCGCGGGTCCAGGAGGTCTTCGACAAGAACTTCGCGCACGAGGCGGGTTTCATCCAGACCGGGGCGGCCGATGCCGAGTGACCCCATCGAGTTCCGCATCGTGCAGAACCTGCAGACGGCCCTGCTGGCGATCGCCGTGGCGAGCGGCTACCACTACGACGTGGCGGCCGCCACCGTGAAGCTGGACCCCAACCAGGGCGTTGAGGCGTTGGTCGCCCCGGATGGCCCGCGGCCGTTCCTGGTGATTGAAGTGCAGCCCGAGACGTGGGCGTACTACCCGGCGGGCGACGTGAAGCTGCGGATGCCGCTCACGGTGCACTGGGTGAGCGAGTCCACCCCCACCGACGACACCAGCCGCATGCAGACGTTCTTCCGTGGCTGCGCCGATGTCGAGCAGGCGGTGGCCGTCGACATCGGTCGCGGCGGCCTCGCGACCGACACCCGCGTCGTGCGACGGACCTTCGATACCGCGGTCGACGGCGCCCAGGTGTGGGCCCTCGTCGAGCTCGAGGTCCTCGTGCACCGTACCTTCGGCCAGCCCAACGGATAGGGGAGTGGAGACTATGCGCCACGCGACATGCACCGGTGACCTCAAGCTGCACCTGCTCGGCAACCAGGCCAGCGTGGCCATCGGGCTGGGCTGGGAGGGCGACCTCGACCAGGTGATCGGGCTGACGGACCGCGGCCCGATGACCGTGGCCGACGCGCTGGGGCCACACCTCACGCCCGCCAATTTTGCCGTGCGAGGGCACGAACGAGAAGCGCCGGCCAGCCCGAAACGGGTGTCGGCGGCCAAGGCGTCACCCGCGGCCGCGCCGCAGAGCCAGGAGTAACGGGACATGGCACTCTCCACGATTCAGATCGGCCGCATCGGTCAGGCGTACGCCAAGAAGGAGTCGACGTACGGCACCGTGCCGGCGCTGACCGCCGCCGAGGCGTTCCGCCACAAGACCCTCACGTTCCCGGGATCGGACGTCAAGAACAAGCGGACGATCATCGAGAAGCAGCAGTCGCCGTTCGCGATCGCGGGCCAGCGCACCGACGGCCGGACGACGGCCGGGCTCAATCTCAATGCGATCCTGCGGCCGAGCGGCACCATCAACACCGTGCCCGAGGTGGACGCCTTCCTCGAGTGCGCGTTCGGGTCCAAGGTCAACACGGCGCTGTCGACCACGGTGTCGGTCGGCACGGGCGCGGTCGGCGGCGCCACGCTGGCCTCCGGGACGGGCGCCACCGTCGGGGCCCCGCTGCTCATTACCTGCCCGGACGGCAAGAAGCGCGTGCGTTTCATCACCGCCGTGGACACGGGCACGGGCGTCACGACCTGGGCGCCCAACCTCCCGGCGGGCCAGCTGCCGGCCGACGGCGCGGCCGTGAAGCTGGGCCTGCTGTACAAGCTCACGTCGGGTCTGCTGCTGTCGCTGTCGGTGGCGCACTATCTGAAGAACACCGACGGCACCGCTGGGTTGTCGCGGTGTCTGAGCGGCGCGATGATCGACAAGCTGTCGATCAACTTCGACGCCAATGACGACCCGATGATCACGGTCACCGGGCCCGGCAAGCTCCTCGACACGGCGGGCGCGCCGGCGCAGCCCGGCGGCTTCACGATGGTCGGCAGCCAGCCGCCGTCGGGGATTGCCGGCGAGTTTCTCATCGGGAACACCGCCGCGAAGATCCTGAAGCTCGGCGTCGACCTCAACAACGCCATCAAGCTGCGGAACGAGTCGTACGGCTACAGCTCGCCGGAAGAGGGGTTCCGGGTCGGCCGCGCGGACATTGCGCTGGGCCTCGACATGCGGGCCGAATCGGAATCGCTGCTGTATGACCTGGCTGAGGCCGGCACCAATGCGGGGGTGTTCCTCCAGACCGGATTCACCGAAGGCAACATCATCGCGGTCCGGGCGCCGAACGCCGAGTTCATGGTGCCCGACACTGATGACCCGGACGACGAGGTGAACTTCCCGTTCAAGGGGATGGCCCTTGAGACCTCCGACGCCGCGCTCGATGCGCTGCAGCTCGCGCTCTGCTAGCGCGCTGAACGACACGCCGATCGGGCGCCCGGCGGGAGAGCGGCGCCCCTCAGTCTCGCCCTCGGTTTCGACGTCGCCACCCGGCGCCGCGCGGGCCTCAGAGCCCTCCCGCGGCGCCGACCCACAGCGTGACGTCTCGCGGAAAGTGAGGTTCACCCACGGGACGGCGTCACACCGGCCGCCGGCGCCCAGCACTTTTCAGGGAGACGCATGAGCCACGTTCGAGCGTTCACGATTCGCAACTACTACACCCGGGAGATCCCCATCGACGATGGCGTCGACGGGGACGCCGTCGGGGCGGAGCAGACCTTTCCGGTCCGGGTGCGGCGCTTCACGGTGAGCCAGCTGCAGGAGTTTCAGCGCGGCTTCGCACGGGTGGTCAGCCCGACGGCGGAGCGGTTCATCTTCCGGACATCCGATAGCGATGAGCAGGCGCTGCGCGCGGATGGCCGCACGTACGTCGTGCCCCAGGCTGAAGTGGAGCGCCGGCGGCAGGTGGAGATGGACGAGGCCACCAGCCAGGCCTACGAGGCCGCGTCGCGCGCCGACGACGACTTCATGTCGTCGTTCTGCAGCCAGGCGATTGCCGACCACGTCTGGCTCCCGCCTGGCGTCACGGTCACGGTCATCCAGGACGACGACAGCGAGGTCGAGGCGACCGACGGGCCGGGCCTGGTGCTGGCGTTCGGCGGCAACCTCTCGATGCTCGTGCGGCTCACGCGGGTGATTCACGAGGAGAACACGCTGTCACCCGAAGCAAAAAAAGCCTTGCGGTCGCTGTCCGCTTCGACAGTTTCCTCGCCGACGCCCGCCGGCGTGGCGGCGGCCGCTGGGGCGACACCGGACGCGACTGCGGCCGATGCCGGGCCCTTGGGCTCTGCGGCGAGCGGGGCTGTGTCGGCGGTCCTCGCGCCGAGCCCGTCTGGGTCGACCGAGAGGTAGAGCTCTACACCTGCCCGGTCCTGTGTTTCACCCGGGACGTCGCAGAGGTGTTGGCGTGGTTTCAGCTCACCCACCAGCTGCAGGGCGGCTTTGGGTGGGTGCAGTGGCAGCGGACGTCGCTGCCGGTGGCCGGTGGGGTCGGGGACCAACCGGCGAGGCTGATGGAAGCGTTGGCGCTGATCGCGCGTGAAGAGAACGCGCTGATTCAGCGGGCGAGCAGGAAGGGCCGCAGAGGCGGCCAGGACGACAACCGCGGCACCCCGTCACGACGGCGCCGCAGAGGCTGATGGCAGACCAAGAGAAGTCAGTCACGATCGTGATCCGGGGCAAGAACCTCTCTAAAGAGGGGTTCGATGCCGCGCGGAAGGAATTGGCCGGCTTCGATGCCGATACCCTGAAGGCCAGCAAGTCTGGCGAGACTCTGGGCCAGTCCTTCAAGGAGAACTTCGCGGCGGCGGCGACGGCCGCGGTCGCCGCGGGTGCCGCCATCTACGCGGTCGTGCGCATCGGCCAGGACTTCGTCGCGGCGTCGAATGCACAAGAGGACGCCGTCGTCGCCCTCAACGCGGCGTTGCAGGCGCAGGGCACCTATACGCCCCAGTTATCGGCCCAGTACCAGGCCCTCGGCGCCTCGTTTCAGAAGACGACCATCTACGGCGATGAGCTGATCGAGGAAATGGAGGCACTGCTGGTCTCGATCGGCGGCGTGATGCCGGAGCAGATGGGCGCGGCGCTGACGGCCTCGACCGACCTGGCCGCGGCGCTGGGGATCGATCTGCGTTCCGCGACGCTACTGGTCGGGAAAGCCTTTGCAGGGGAGACGGGCTCGTTGACCCGATACGGGATCGTCATCGACCAGGCCAAGCTGAAGACCGACGGTGCCGGCGCGGTGATGGACGCGATCGCGGCGAAGATGGGCGGTCGGGCCGCGGCGGCCGCCAAGACGTTCTCCGGGCAACTGAAGCAGCTCGACAACACGACCGGCGATGTCAAGGAGACGCTCGGCGCGTTCATCGGCCGGACCCTGCAACCGGCGATCGGGCTGTTCATGGATCTCCCAGAGCCGGTTCGGACCGGTGCGATTGCGTTCGGGCTCCTCGGTACGGCTGGTGTGGCGCTTGGTGCGGCCGTGGCGGCCACGGCGGCCGCGATCGCCCTGGCCGCCCCGCTCTTTGGCATGACGGCCGCAGCGGTGGGCGCGGGAGCGCTGGGCACCCTGGGGGCGGCCTTCTCAGCCACCGCTGCGGCGGCGTTACCCTTGGCCGCCGCGATTGGCGCCGTCTGGGGTGCCTGGAAGCTCGGCAACACCGAGACCGTCAAGAACACCGTGGCGAGCTGGGCGCTCAGTTCGGAGAACCTGACGGCGAAGCTGTCGCGCCTGGTGCTGGGGATCGAGAAGTTGACCCCCGAACAGGCCCGGGCGGCCGTGACCGCGACGGCGGCCGCCGCGGCCTCGGCGAAACTGGCGCACGCCCACGAGCAGGCGGCACCGCCGGTGCAGCGGGTTGCCGAAGCGATGCGCGACTACACGCGCGAGTTGTCGCAGGCGGCCAAGGAGGCCGCGGCCGTCGACGGGCCGACCCGCCGGCAGATCGCGGCCGCGCAGGATCTCGGGGTCAAGACCGAGGAATTGACGAAGCGGTTTGGCCTCAGCGAGCAGGCGCTGAAGATCCTGGCCAGCCAGCAGCGCGCGCACACGGCCGTCGTCAAACAGGGCACGTCGGCGCAGCAGAAGTTCCTCGATTCGATCAGCTCCGCGCCGGCCGTGTTCGTGCCCTACGCCACGGCCCTGGCCGACGCCGGAGACGAGCTGCAGAACATCGCCCGCGGCCTCGAAGGCAACGGCACGCTCATGACGGCGGCGCTACAGGACACGGCCGACGCGGCCGAGGCCGCCGCGGACTGGGCGTTCCAGAACGGGGCGGTCCTGGCGCCCTCGATCGCCAAGGTCGGGAGCGAGATCGATCACACCGAGAAGGACGTCGAGTCATTCTCGGCGACGCTCGGCCGCCTCTCGAGTGCGTTCGTGCAGCTCGCGCAAGTCACCGGCGGCGGGAATGGGGTGGTCGCGTGGCTGGGGTCGGTGACGGCCGCGATGAACTTGGCGAGCGAAGCCTCCAAGACCATGCGAGAGGGGCTCGACCAGGGGGGCGCGGCCGGCTTCGCGAAGATGGGCGCCGGCGCCATCTCGGCCGTGGGGTCGATCATGGCCGTCACGAATACGGCGAGCAAAGCCAAAAATGTGCTGGGCGGGATGGCATCCGGCGCGATGGCGGGCGCGAGCTTCGGCCCGTGGGGGATGGTCGCCGGCGGCGTCATCGGCGGCGTCATCGGATTGTTCCGTAAGACCAATCAGGAGGTCGTGGCGGCCAACCTGGAGATTGGGAAGGTCCGTGACGCGCTGCTGGCTACCTACGGCCCACTCGATACGCTCGAGGCCAAGGCGCAGGCCGTCGGGCTCAGCTTCAAGGAGAACTGGGGCCACCAGGGCAAGGCCGGCCTCGAGGCGATGAACACCCTCGCGCAGGAGTTCAAGACGCGCTGGGACGCGCTGAACGAGAGCCTCGTGACCTCCCAGGGCGCGCTCGACGCGCTCCTGAAGCAGAGCGCGGACCTCGGCTACGAGTTCGACCAGTCCGGGAATCTGATCCAGATCAGCTTCCAGAAGATGCAGGAGGCGGCGCAGAAGTACGGGGTCGATCTCGGGTCCCTCGGCCCCGCGTTTCAGGGCCAACGACTCCACGCCTCGGCCGAGCAGATCATCAACGATTTCACGCTCCTGACCAAGGGTGGCGCCAGTGTCGGGGGGGTGCTCGTCGGGATGAAGGACGAGATCAGTCAGCTCGTCCAAGACTCGATCAAGTTCGGCACGGACATCCCCGAGAACATGCGGCCCTGGATCGAGAATCTCATCGAGACCGGGCAGCTCACCGACGAGAACGGCGTCAAGATCACCGACCTGGCGGGCATCCAGTTCGGCGCGCCGATGGCTACGCAGTTCGAGACCATCACCACCAAGATCGGGGAAATGATCGACAAGATCGGGGAGCTCGTCGATCGGCTCAGTACGACCCTGGGCCCGGCCGTCGATAGCCTCACGCGCGACCGCTCGATCCATGTCGGGTTTCACGTCGACGATCCGCCGGAGATCCATGTGAAAGGCGGCGGCGACAATTCGCGCGGCTTCGCGCGCGGCACGTTCGGCACCCTCGGGATCGACTTCCCGGACTTCGGCCAGGGCACCCAGACGGTCCTGCACCAGCGCGAGGCGGTCGTGCCCTACGAGGACCGCGAGGCCTTCGCGCGACGCGTGCTGGGCTCGTCGGCGCGCGACTCCCGGCTCCCGGCTCCCGCTCAAGCCCCGGTGAATGTCTACATCGTGGGCGACACCAGCCGTGAGGCCAGGCAGGTCTCCGAAGCCGAGTTCCGGCAGATCCAGGACCGCTTAAACGGCGGTGGCCTCACGGTGCCCGTGCGGGCCATCAGCCAGCGGGGGCGGTAGGCGATGCCCTCGCACATCGCGTTCCTGGCCACCAACCGCTACGCGGCCGCGGCGCTGACCGCGTCCTCAGCGGTCAGCGCCCTGCCCGTTGAGGCGTCACAGAATCAAGATCGGAGCTACATCTGGCGCTCGGCGACGGACACCGTTGTCCAGACGATCGACATCGATCTGGGATCGGTGCTGGGGGTGTCAGCGGTGGCGATCGCGAATGTCACGCTGCTCGGCACGGGCGTGCTCGAGCTCTACGCGCGCGGCGACGGGGCCGCACCTGGTGCCGCCACGCTCGTGGCCACCCTGCCGGCGGCCAACACGTACACGCGCACGACCTTCGCCTTCTTCGCCAGTCAGAGCCATCGCCACTGGCAGCTGCAGTGGACGAACCCCACGGCGGCCTCCGACTACGCGGAGCTCGGGTACGCGTTCCTGGGCGTCGAGGTCGAGCCGACGGTCAACGTCCTCACCCCGGCCACGCTGGGCCGTCAGGACCCGGCCGTCGCGGCGGCCTCCGTGGACGGACAGAAAACGTTCGCCACCCGCACGAAGTACTTCGCCGGCGCCTGGGAGTTCGACCACGTGGCCGAGGCCCAGCTCGAGCAGCTGCAGGTCCTCTTTGACGGGGTCGGCGCGGCGGGAGCGCACTTCGTCGTCCTGGATACCGATCTGGCGTGGACGTGCTGGTACGCGCGGATGGCGGGTCAGCTCGCGGTCCAGCTGGAGCGCGCACCCGGGCGCTACTCGGTCTCGGTCGCGTGGGAGGAGGTGCGATAGTGGGCGTGATCCACAAAAAAGTGTCGGCCATACCAGACGAGGCGAACACCGCGCTCGTGCGCCCGTCTGACTGGAATGACGACCACATCTTAGTCGGCGCCAATGTCGGCGCGGTGGTCGTGCAAGGCGACGCCGTCGGGGGATTGGCGGCGATCCCGTCCGTGACCGCCGGCCAAGTGCTCGTGTCGAATGGCGTGGGGGTGGCGCCGTCGTTTCAGACGGATACGGCGGTGCGGAGTGTTGCGCTGGGCGGCACGGGGCTGTCTGCGCTCGGTGCCGGCCTTCAGGTCTTACGCGTGAATGCCGGTGCCACGGCGCTGGAGTACGCCGCCGCATCGAGCGGGGCCTGGACCATCGCGACGGCATCGACGCTCACCGGAGCCCAGCATAATTGGGCGCCTGGCCTCTCTGGGAACACCTACGTGGCGTGGAACGGCGCGTCGGACGTGGCCTTCACCGGGATCGCGGGCGGCGTCGCCGGTCAGTTCCTCACCGTGAAAAACATCACGGCGGCGATGGTCGCGACCTTCGCGCACAACAGCGCCAGTTCGTCGGCGGGAAATAAGCTGCAGAACGTCGCGACCAGTGGCGTCACGCCCCTTGCGCCCGGCGGCACGCTCACGTATCAGTACGACGGCACTGACTGGCAACTCCTGAACCATGAGCAGGGCGCGTTCATTGAGTACGCGGCGACGTCGACCGTGGTCGGCTGGTCAAGTTTCACCGCTGGTCGCAAGTGGATCCGGTATCTATTGGCGGGGCGGCGCGTCTATGTCTATTACCATCTCGAAGGCCCAAGCAACGCGACCACGGTCAGCTTGACGCTGCCGTTTACGTCGTTCGCTGGCGCGGGAGGCTACCCAGCAGTGTATGGCCATGTGGGCTTCTCCTACGACAACACCGCATATCGAACCAATCCCGGCGTGAGTGTCATGTCCCCCAATGGCGCCACTCTCACCGTGCAGCCGGAGGTGAACCCCACTACCGCGTGGACGGCTAGCGGCACAAAGATTGTCGCTGGCGAGGCGTGGTACGAATCGGCGTAACCACACGCAGATTTAACGGGAAACGCTGATTATGCACATGCCGTCGTGGGTGGAAGTGGTCCTGAAGCTGGGCGTGCCGGGCGCGATTGCGGTGTTTCTCGTCTGGCGGTTGGCCGCTGGGTTTGACGTTTTCGCGGTACGCATGACCGCGCTGGAACAGGGCCACGCGGAACAGAACGTGCATACCGTCCTGGCGGCCGCCGACCAATGGCGCGATCTGCGCGTGCTAGTGGACACATTCGGATCGAAACAGGCGTCAACGCTCTCATGAGTACGCAGCAGACCTTTTTTCAGCCGACCGCGTTTCAGCCGACCGCGTTTCAGCAGGTGCCGCCGCTCGCGCGTTTCCTGGCCGCCTCGGCGCGTGAGGAAATCATTCTCTGCGAGCTGGAGCCGTCGTATACGTTGCTGGGGTTTGCCGCCGCGGGTGGCAGCCTCCCGAACACCTACACCATCGCCCTGTCGCGCGTTGTGCAGGCGGCCGCAGTGGTGGGCGGGATCTACGCGCCCACGATCCGCGTCACCGCCAACGGCGTCGCGCTCACCCCGCAGACCTCCGCGGCCAACGTCGAGGCCGCCGCGGGGCGCTGGTACTGGGATGAGTCCGCCGGCACGCTCTATCTCCGCCCCCCGTCCGGGGCGCCGAGCGACTTCACCCTGCTCGCGACCCGACGGCTCTCTCTAGCCAGTAGCCCGATTGTGCTCGAGCGGACCGCCGGCGACGACACGACCGCCGTCTACTACCACCCGTGGATCACCGGCGAGCTCCCGCGCGTGCGACGCGAGGTCGAGGACCTCCTCTCCGGGGGCACCACGTTTCCGAGCGGGTCGGTGTCGTTCGTGAACGGGCATCGGGCCTGGTTTACGCTGGTGGCGCCCGACGGCCTCTGGAACTGGAAGAACACGCTGGCGCGGTT